TGCACTTTTCCATCTCCATCAAGTTCTGCAATTTTCCTCATGGGTAATCTCTCATCCTTAAGGTTGTCGCAAAACCATTCCGGTATTTCTCCATTTTTCCATGTTCCTGTCTTCAAATAATGATCAAATTCGTCTATTTTCTGCTGTAAATAATCTGTCGGTTCGTATTTTTCTTTACTGTTTTGTACAAAAAGATCCTGCTTTCCTGCTTTTTTGTGTGGCTGAATATTCTCTGGATATCCAGCTGAAGTATTTCTTTTTATTCCTGCCATGTATGATGCTCCATCTATTCCGTTTATTGCCTCTTCTTGCGTAAGTTTCCTTGCGGGAAACTTGCGGGGAAGTTGCTTTACCATTTCTTCAACTATGTTGTCCAATAACTCCTCATCATATTTCTTCTCTGGTATTTTTCTATTTGCTTTCAAAAATGCTACAACTTGAGGATCCACAACTGTTCCATCTGGATTTGTTCTCTTCGATAAAACTGCTGGGCTCTCAATAGGTTCAACAAAAAGTCCAGCCAATGGTGACGGTACAATCTTTGTTCTTCCGGGGTTGTGTACCTCGGGTGCCACTCCAACTAACTTGATATTATTCTCAAGCTTGTCAAAGGGAATATTTAATTTTACATCCTCTAGTCGTGCCTCTCCTGTGTCAAATCTCTTCAAAATTTCATGTACATAAGGTATCCTCTTCTCTCCTGATTCTCCAACTAACGGTTTCTCAATTTTCTCCAATAATCCTTTCATTCCAATCTCAAGGTCATCTTGTGTGATAACCACTCCTGCTATGTATGATCCTGTTCCTGCTATATGAATGCCCAAAATTTTCCTCACAAATGTTGAATTGTTAACAACGTAAACGCTGCCACAATCACCACCTGTGGAAGATCCTTCTGCCATAAATGTATCAGAACAAGTTATAATCTGTCCATCTTTTCCAACTACATAGTCCACTGTGTCTGTCCAATAAGGTTGTGAAACCGTTGTCATCCACAAAACTTTGTCTTTGTACTGTGCCATCGTGATGAAATTACCAAGAACTTGTGTTAAGTCCTCGGTCTTCACAAAGTGTTTTCTAATGTCGCGAAACATAGGAAAATCTTTGCGGGTAATTGTGATGAGGCATAAATCCTTTTCAGGATGATATGCCTTTTTGTAATCTCCTCTGGTTAACATAAAGTCACCATGAGAAGTGTAGATATGTATAGTGTCTGTGAACTGCAACTTGATTGCATGCTTCACTGTGATGAAAGTTCGTCCTGTAACGAACACTGCCTGTGCGTCTCTTACCTGTCCATCGGCGCATTTGCTAACGACCATTGCTTGGTTTCCTGCCACAACGTCATTAACATATCGCTTCATATCTATGCTTGATTGCGCTTCCAAAATCTGTGCTGTGCCTGATTGCACTTGCCATGGTTGTGAAAGTCTTTGTGGTGGTTGCACCCTTCTTTGATAAGGTGCAAACACTCCTGGTGCTCGTGTCGCTCCAGTATATGAT